TATGTTTACCCCCAAATTAAAAGGCTGCACCCTATTGAATGCAGCCATAAACCTTTATTTTTTTAAAATCATGTCAATTTTGCTATGCACTACATCAAGCAGCCCAGCGATTGTACTGTTTCCGCCGTCTCTCATATTCTCGAGAATGCTCAAAAACTCAACCGAGCCAAGATATAGCCATACAATATTGACAGCAAAAGCATATTGTCCAGCCATGAAATCAAAGCACCACGCCCCAGCAGTTGCTAGGCAGTAAGTGAGTACTTTTGTTATGAATGGCTTTCTCATATGTTTTGAATTAATCAAGCCTTTACCCCATGCTGCAGGAATGGCGATATATTTATCATAGCCACTTATAGTATCTGGGTTAGCCCCTAAATCAATAAGCATTTGATAGCCAATCGCCGCCCAACGTGTGATAAGGTCTAGGAATACCAGCAAAATAAATATCCCTAGCACCTGCACATGTTTGAGCCCTAGCATGTATATGCCGACCTCTGCCATAACAGCGAGTAAGGCTTTAATGGCGAATGACTCTGTAAGAGTTCGCCATGCCTCACTAAAGAAATTCGTTATTTCTCCCATATGTTCCCCTTACTACAAATATTATAAATGATCTACCGCACCACCTGTGTTGATATATTTATGTGCGCTATCAGACCATTCAAGTCGAGAGGATTGGAACCTAATATTATCCACACCATATTGCAATGTACCGAGTTTAATAGGGAAAGGAATATTATCACCATTAGCGAATGTAACCTTTTGAGGAGTTTCCACAACAATAGGGATATTGCCAATTGCATTGTTATTATTATCTAGGAAACTTCCTTCCATTGTTACGATATGCACGTTTTTGCTTGTTTTGATTACTACACTATCAATTTGAGTTACTAACCATTTACCAAACATTTTAATATATTGGTTTCCTGTAAAGTTTGTTACATCAACTTCCAATTTGCGACCAAACAAGGCATATCTTACATTGTTTTTCTCGAATGTATCATCAGCGTTAGAATGAACCTCTACGCCTTTAATTTCTGCGCTGCCGACCTCACGATCAGCTAAATCATAATATTTAACTAAAATATTAGCAACTCCAAATGGTTCGATAGGAACACGCATATTGTCGCTCTCGAACACACGTTTTTCGCCGCCGTCAACTGAAACTTTAAAATGAGGCTCACCTCTTAAATCAATAAACTCTTGTCCTGCCAAAGGCTGGATATATTCGATTGGTTTGTAAGCTACTTGAATTGTATCGCCTAAAAGTTCTACTAATTTAGCGAGTACTGTTCCAACGCTATTATCAGCCAAGTATACATTTTTTTGTTTCAATAGTTCAGCTGCTCGCTCTGCACTTGCTGGCTCACCTTTAGGCCCTCTAAGGCCTTGCTCGCCCTGTTCACCACGCTCACCACGTTGGCCGTCCTCGCCTTTTTCGCCTTTTGGGCCTCTTAACCCCTCGAGCAAAGGGAAAATGGTTTCCTTATCTAATTTTAGAGTTAAAGTGTTATCTGCCATAATTCTGCCCCCTTTTTAATCGTGCATTGAAATATCTTGAATAAACGTAATTTTGCCATAGCCGAGTTTGATGTGCTCGCTGTCATTGTAAATGAAAGCGTCATACACAAAATCTCTGCCATTTACTTTTTTTGCTGCCGATGTAGCGCCACTCAATGAGAATGTAACGTATTTCTCACCTACCTCTGCATTGAGCTCAAATATAACGCCCTCATCGGCTCGCTTTCTAATTTTGCACACGCCATTAAAGCCTGTGAGTACTCTATCGCTATCCTCTGGCACTACATAATTGATATTGAAATCTTGGCCAGCGTGGATAGTGAAATCGTGTTTTACCATAAATCAGCCCCCCTTTATTGTTTGGCAATTACTAATACAAATAGTTCGCCATAGGAATAACACTCTACATCTTTAAACCCTTGATTTGAGCCGTCGCTGCCAGAGGTAGACATATCTAAATAACGGCTTTCAGCAATCGCTTGCCGTTTACCTTTAATGCCGATATTTACCTTTTTAGAGCGGTTAGTTCTAAAGTATAGATCACAACTACCTACCCAACGAGCTTTTTGTTGATTATATTCGCTGTTGCTAATACTTTTTCCAACTGGTGCGAGCCCATCATCTGATATTCTAGGAATATAAGGGCTGTGATTACTAGAGCGGCAATAGCTCTCTGTTTGAATATATCCAACTGGTACGAATGCACATTGAGCCTCAGTGAAGCCCTCTGGAATAGGGCAATAATCACCATGCCGAACCTTGTACACTTTTACATCCATATTCTTAATCTTATAGCCAGATTGGAATATCGAGCTTGCGTCAATGCGTGAGGCCGTAATGTTAGCCCCTATAATATTACCGTTTGGGTCAATTTTAAATGAGCCATTCGCATTTTTAAAGGTGCCACCTGTGATAGAGCCGCCGTTTAAGTCGCCTATGTTCGCCGTGATTGTGCTTAGGTTATCCACCTGCATTTTATCAGCAGTAACAGAGCCAGCCTGTAGCATACCCTTTGTAATGATATTGTTATCAAATAACGCCTCACCAGTAACGTGCAAGAGCTTGCCGTCTATGCGTGTGCCTGCTGGGCTTAGATTGATACGGCTTACAAGTGCAGCGCCGTCAAGATTATTGAGTGCATTTGTAACCTTTAATTCAATACCATTAGAAATTTGAGTAATTTGAGAGTTTACATTGCTATTCAAATCACTTACAGAGCGCTGGAATGCGTTCGCTTGGTCGATGAGTTTACTTTCAAAGCCGTTGACGCTAGTTTTAACCGAGCCAACCTCGCCTTTTAGATCATTAATAGCCTTATCCATATCAGCAAGGCCGAGGCTTTCCATATCAAGTAGAGCTTTATCAATTTTAGCTCGTACTGTAACCATGACAGCCTCACTCGCTGGCCCCTCGCCGAATATATCTACATAAGCCACTTTTACATTGTAGACGCCAGCATCTAAAGGAATTGTTAAAGCGTTTGTAGTAGTAAAGTATACTTTGCTATCTACATATACATTAGCGCCCTTACAGCTTGCAGGAATAGCCTCAAATGTAACGCCTATACCGTTGATATTGCCAGTTGCTTTTACATTAGCAGGCACTTTAGGCAAAGGCACGTTATAGGTTAATTCTGCAGGTGCTCCATAGCCTTTGGCTGGGTTATGAGCGTACAAGTAAACCTTACCAGTGCGATTGCGCAGCATGCCACTATAGGTAGTGTTATTACTGCGGCCGATTAAGCCGTCATTTTGCCCTGCGTCAAGGTCTAGCCGTAGCTCATAATAATCTACATCGGCATTTCTAACCTCTAGCCAGTTGAAATGCGCCATATCGCCGAATGAAATAGAAAAGCCGAGAGGCTTATTCGGAATTTCACTCTTTAGCTCTACAGTAATGCTCTTAGATACGCCCTGCGAGGTGTTTCCGTGTGTATCTTTTACAACGGCTTTAACCTCGTATGTATGACCTAATTCACAGCCGCTTATAATGACTTGCCCCTCACCTGCGCCGCCATATTTCCATTGGCCGCTTGGCTCTCTATACCATACCTCAACTGTATCAAGGCTATTAATATGTGGCACGTTGAACTCTGCCACCACATCGAATGACTTAACCCTATTAGTGATCTCGTAGTATTTAGTGTATAGCGTGAGGTCTGTAACCTCTGGTATAAAGTACGGCGTTAAGGTGTATTGATAAGCCTGCACCTCGTCGAGCTCCTGCTCGTTGCTGCCGAATAGGTTCATTGAGGTAAATTTGAGGTATATTGTTTTACCTATATCCTCTTTTCTGTAAGGATAACGGAAAAGCGCCTCATCTACACGAATAAACCGCTCGCCAGCGTTATGACTGATTGCATTAGTGCCATATTGTCCACGCACGAGGCCAGTCAATGAAAATTGATTGTTAGGCGCCATAGTAGCACCCTCATAACTAAGCGCCTCACCACTTACCCAACAAAGTGTATTCGCTCGCTCTGCGTCTATATGCGTGCCACCTTTAAGCGTTCCTTGATTAAGAGTAACCTCGCAGGCGTTCGCTGTTTCATTGAATGCCAACCGAGTGCGGCCCATGCGAGCCTGTTGAGTAATGGAACCTATGCGGCTGTAGTTTTCGCCGTTATCGGATAGCCATACAGAACAGCCACCCCAGCCAGCTGGTGCATTGACGCCTATAAATACTTGATTTCCGCCTACATCGCCTACAGTTTGGAATATAGCCACATCGTTGACGCTTGGCGACTCTTGATTGTAATCAATGAAAGGCCGCTCGTTTTCGTGCACATCATAGCGAGCTGGCGCATAAGTACCAGCAGGCTTGCCCTCGGCCGTAAATTCGAGTTGGCCGTCTGCTGCCTCGTTTACCGCTGTAATTACAACGATTTGGCGATTTAACTGGCAGGCCTCATCGGTAAGCGTTACTAAATCGCCTACCTCGAGCGTACAGAAAGCCCAATCTAAACGGAAAGTGTATTGAGTTTTAGCATACAAGCGTTTCATAGCGAGCTGTTCAGCGTAGTATTGAGCCCTAGCCTTTGTATATAGGTAGTGAGCCGTTTTCTTTGAGGCAGGCTTTAAGCCGTTGCGTTGTACATCGGCCACCACCTCAAAAGATACTGTTTCTTTTTCGTAGCTATTGGCACGATTAATAAACTCGACTGTAGCCTCGTTATAGGCCTCGCTTGTATCTTTTCGCTTATACAAAATAAGCTGGCCGTCTGTGCCTGCGATAAAATCATCTGCCGTGAGGTCATATTGAATTTGGTTCGCAGGTGTCCATGTGCCTATTGGCTTATCGGCTAAAGGCACGATTTTTAGGCGGTCAGTACTCCAGAATACAAGGCTATTAGTAATCTCGGCTATATCATTGATAATCTGTTGAGCCTTAGCACTCTTTTGAGCAGGTGGTGTACTGATTAATATATCGGCCGCCTTACAGTATGCTCTAAAGTTTTCAATACCCTCAATCTGTACATCTGCCCCAACTGATTGCAGTACATGCTCGATATAGTCGGCTGGGTTTACATCTACGCCGTCGCCTGTATCTCGTAGCTTGCCGTATACCTCGAAATTATATTGAGGTAGGCTCCCTCTGTCGCCTAAATCAACCACACCAGCCATATATGCGAGTCCACTATAAGGTAGTGCTTTATCTGGGTGCTTAGATGTCATATAAGGCCATGGCGCTTGGGCTACTGCTCCATTGAATAAGGTGAGCTGAATGCTTTCGTTTGGGTATTGATATACCTCTTTATCTTTCCACACCTTACCAATACCAGCGATAGGCCCCTCACACAATGCAATAGCTGCCGCTACTGTGTAAGTGTAGCTTATATCTGTATGCTTAGAGCCGCCGCCTTTGCCTGTGCGTGTAGTGGTTTTATGTTCATGAGCTGTGAAATCTTCATAATCGATGATATTGCCACTCACTCGAGTAGTGCCCAGTATTTCTGGAACCACCTCGCCATATGAGGCTGTATTGATTTGAAAATCGGCGATCATATCGGCTCGGCTAGTTGTATTTTTGCCTCTATGAAATAAAAAGCCCATTATTCACGCTCCTCTCTATATCTATATACAGCCCTCAAACGTGAGCGGCCTTTTTTGTCATAAAATAGCACATCATCGAGCTTAGAAATAATCACGCCATAATCAACGAAAGCATGAATTACTAGCCCTTTACCGATATATATAGCGCCGTGTGAGATACATCGGCCGTATTGATATAGTAAAAAATCGCCAATTTCAAGCGGTGCGCCCTCTTTCACCTCGTCGGCTACCTGTTGCGCATATTTGAGATATTTCTCCTCTGAGTGGTGTAAATGCCACTCATTTGAGTAGTTTTCTATCTGTAGTCTATCGGCTTTCATGAGGCCACTATCAATTAAGGCAGCCACTAACAAATAAGAGCAATCGACGCCAGCACCTTTTACCATAGAATTATTGGCGTATGGTGTGCCTAGCCATGCAGTAGCAGCTTTTGCTATCTTTTCGCCAGTTGTTAATGTATTCATCGTATGCTCTCCTTTAGTGGTACGTAAGGCGTAGCCCTGTTTCTATTCCAGTTATTGAATTTATTTTTGCACTCTGTAGGCGTCTTATTGCAGCCAGCGTAAATATAGAATTGGTCGCCGACTCTTGGGCTTACCTCGAGAGCGCTCATATACAGAATTACGCCGTCATTGCTTTGTAGTATCTGCGTCGATTGCCCTGCTAATGGGCCTGTGATCCAATCAATGCCGCCAGCTGTGTAATAGCCATTTTCAAATTGCAAGTCAATTCTTATGGAATTAGGGCCAGAGCCTAAAGCTGTAACCTTGCCGCTCTTTCTGAATTTAGATATATCAACGCCACACTCTTTTGAGTACACGCTAAAAGGGCACTGTGGATAATACCGCCGATTTGGGTATTCAATATTGAGCTTTTGCACGATTGATTTAACATTGAGCTTTAAGGTAAGGCCGCCGCCTTGACTAACCTCACATAAGCCAGTAAACAAACCTACAGCGCCTATAATGGTGTAATCATCATCAAAAAATGCTCGTTTGAGCGTCATTTGAGCGCCGTCAAAGCCACCATTATGAGCCACAGCCATAATAGGAACGCCGCCTATTTTATCCTGCTCATTCGTGGATATGCTAATCGTCATTTTATCAACGCTTACAGTGCTATTAGTGGCTATCTTATCCCTTACGATAATAGGGCCGTCGCTTTTGTAGATTTGGCCGTTATATGATACGTCGGCGTCGCTATCAGCCCAATAGTAAGTAACGCCACTACGCAAGCGCAACTCGTAAAGGTCGCAGCTCATGAAATACTTGTCATTATTGAGGTGATTTCGTAATACCTCGTTTACCTCTTTCATAATGCGCCCCCTATCGAGTTGATACTAATTTGAATGACTTAGATTTATAAACATTTGTAAAGATATACTCGGCCGTCATATCACCGCTGAACCTTACGAGCCAATAATAGGTATAATCGGCTGTAATTACTGCATTCGGCGCAACTGTTTGGCCTGCTGCCAGCTTAATTACGCCTTTATCGCTAACAGCTCGAATAGGTGAGCCATTAGCGTATAATTTAAGGTTTTCAATGTGATACACAGGCTCTAGGAAATCGCCGAACTTTCGCACGGCTTGCCATGAGCCCATATTGCCAGTACCGAGCTGAATGCCTGTCTCGGCGTTATCCTCTGGATCTAACCACAAAAAAGGAACTGTGCCGCCTTTAGTCTTAGAGTAAAAGCCCATAAGTTCCTTATATTGTGCAGGTGTCAGCACCTCAAACTCTGTGGAAATGGTGTATTGTGGATATTTCCAGTTTGTCATGGTGCGCACCTTACCAGAGCCAGAGGTCTTTGTCTTGGTATCCCATTTTTGGACTTTCTGAGATTTCCAAGCCAAAGAGATGATAGTAGGAAATTTCATTATTTCTGCCATATTACCAAGTTCCCTCTGTTCCGATAAATTCTCTATCTTGATTTACAAGGAATTGACGCAAAGCTCGGCCGCCTCGTGTTTCAAGGAATGAGCCAAAGCTCTCGGCGTCTATAGCGCTTACGTTGAGCGTAATGCCACCGCCTGCGCCCATGCCACCATTAGAGCGGCTTATGCCCTCTCCTAATCGGTCGAATACTGTATCAGATAGAGGCAATACAGCCTCTTGATATTTACCCTCACCGATTTGGGCTATTGTGGTGCCGTATGCAAGGCCACCCTCTGCGAGTGCTGGCATACTCTTAGCACTAAACGCAGCGCCAAAGCTGCCACCAAAGTTACCAACCGCACCGAGTGCCGTTGCTTGCGCCACGCCTGCCGCTGTGCTACTGCTCCAAGCAGCTAAACCAGCCGCAGCACTAGCGCCGAATGTCGCCATAGATACTTGTTGAGCGAGTGAGCTCCATGCAGGTAATTGAGCCTGTGCAGCTGCTACGCTTGCCGCCGTTTGTTGCGACTGTAGCATTCTGCCGAGTACGGCTTGCTTAATTTGAGCCGCTATCCATTGAGCCACACTATCGGCTATTGTTTTAAGAATAGCCTTACCCATATTTTGGAAAGCCTGCGTTATTGTCATCGTGCCTTGTAAGAGTCCAGAAATGCCCTCTTGCAATTTATCAATGCCAGCGCTTGCCGTATCCCATAAAAGCTGCTGTGTGTTCAAGTGGCTATCCATTACGGCTTGCTGGTATTCGCTTAACAATTCCTTGCGTAGATCATAGCTCTGTTGAGTAGCTACATATTCAGCGTCTAGTGCTGACTGCAACGCCTCAAAGTTCTGTGTGCGCATAGCCTCGTCAATGTTCCATTTTTCCTCGGCCATTGTGCGCTGTAACTCTAGGTATTTATCATTGTAATCACGATGAACTGCGAGCAATTCCTCAGTCTTTTGCTTTTCAAAATCAACTCGGCCGTCCTCTGTCATTTCAAACAGAATGCCTCGCTCTTTCAGCGTGTCAATAAAATGCTGTTGCTGCATTTTATCCATTTGAACAAAATCATCGCTGTATTTGTCCCATTTATCGCCGATAGCGTCTATTGCGTCGGTGTATTCTTTAGTGAATTGCACCATAGGCGAGGCTTGGCCTGTGCTATCCTTAACCGCTAGGCTTAACTCGAGGTCTTTACGCATATCACGGATGTTATTCTCGATTTCTCGCATTTTCGCCATTTCTTCCTGTTTGGCTTTAATGCGTTTCTCGGCATATACGGCGTTTAATAGTTCAAGGTCTTGTTGATAGTTAGCATTGGCTGCTTTTGATTTCTCGAGCTCATCAAGTTCTTTCTTATACTCTAATTCGAGTAATTCTTGCTTATTGCCGAGCATTTCAAGGTACGATTGCAGGATTTTCTCGTGCACTTGCTTGGCCTCTTTTTCAAGGTCTTTGCCTTTATGGCCTTTACCGCCGCCGCCTTTACCGCCTTTACTGCCTTTGCCACTACCACCGCCGACGTCTGAACCACCGCCGCCACCTACATCGAGGCCGCTATCGCCACCGCCAGCGGATAAGCCACTAAATACCTGCGAGGCCATATCGCCAGCAGTATTTACAATATCCTGCGCAGTATCTGCGCTGATAGTGTCAACCTGTGCAATGGCGGTAAACGTGCCGCCGAAGAATTTGGCTACTTTATCGCCTACGCTGTTGAGTTTAGCGATGAGCCAGTTCAATGCGTCGATAATCTTATTCACGCCCCATACAGCCGTATGTACGATAGTAGAGAATACCGAGCTCAATGTAGCCCCAAAGCCATTGCCAGCTGCTGCCGCTGTAGCGAATACTGTAACCAATGTTACAAGTACAGAAATCAATAACCCTACAGGGTTAGCTCTCATCACTACATTTACAACTTGCTGCGCTGCCGCTGCTGCTAGTGCACCGCTGCGAACAGCTATATAAGCACCTCTTACGCCAAACAATATAGCTGTTAGTGCTGCCGTTACTATTGATGTGCCAGCCATTGCAGCTCTTAATACTGCCATAGCAGCCGCATGTACTTTCGTAGCCGTAGCCGAGGCTACCTCTGCCACTCGTAACGCTACTACTTTAACAGTCAACGCCGCCGTCTGAGCATTACATAAAGCTACAGCAGCCCTATAAGTGGTAAATGCTACCACTACGGCCAATACTGCTGCCGATACTCTCGGCATAGTAGTTATAAACAAAGTGCCAAAGCTCGCTACTGTCTGCGTGATCGTGGATATAGCAATTCGTAAGCCTGCGAATGCTGCTTGAATAAGTCCTATTGAACCCTGTGCAGCTACCGCCATGCCTCTGATTGCTACCACTACGCCCTCGCTTAACGCTTGGAACTCGCCGCTTTGTGGAATGCTTGAAATCTGTTCAAGTACAGGCTGAAAGGCTTGTATTAGCTCATTCTGAATAGATTGCCCTACCTCTGCGAATGTCATAGGAATTTCGGCGAATTTTGCGTTTGTTTCCTCTGCACTATTAAATAGAGCCTCTTTGATAATGTCCGATGTAATTAAGCCTTGCGAGCTCATTTCTTTTAACTGGCCTACAGTTAAGCCCATTTCATTGGCAATAGATTGAGCCAATAACGGCGCATTTTCCATGATAGAGTGGAACTCGTCGCCCTGTAGCTTGCCTGCTGCCATAGCTTGCGTTAATTGGTACATCGCAGCGCTGGCCTCTTGTACGCTGGCGCCAGATATTTTGAATTGCTTATTTAATTGCTCTACAAAGGCGATTGCCTCATCGTTCGAGCTGAAAGCGTCTTTTGCCAGCATATTGAGCTTTGCCACGCTGTCGGCCATATCTGTATAGCTGCCTCGAGAGCGTTGCGCTGCGTCGTAAACCTTTTCCATGATTTGGGCTGTAGTTTGTGAGCCGTCATTGATTAAGTTGATACGAGAGCGTATGCTTGTTAATTCATCGGCTGTTTGTGTAGCAGCAACTGCTACATCTTTGATTTTGTCGGCCACAAAGCCTATGCCAGTAACAGCGCCAGCGAATTGCAGCCCTTTATTCATTTGAGATACGATAGATTTTATCTCTGCACGAATACCAGCCGCCTCTTTGGCTACTCGATTGCTCGCCTCTGCCACGCTTTTAGGTAGTTCAGAGCTTATCGTATGGGCCACCTTATTGACGGCCGCCGTAGCCTCTGAACTGTCAGCACTTATGCGAACATTAATATTACTATCTGCCATTTTCTATATCTCACCCCCTGCCTCTCTAAATTCACGGATAAAGTCCGCCTCTGCTTGCCGCTTTTCGGCTGCTGTTGGCGGATATAGAATATCAATAAATTTCTTTGGCTCGATTGGCTCTGATAATTGCGTATTCATGATATTAGCCACCCAAAATGCTCGGTTCATATCATCTATTTTTTGCTTGCGTTCATAGCCTCTCACGAGCTTTTTAAACTCTATCGGCTGTAATTTCATAAACTCCCAAGGCTTTAAGCCCAGCACGCTATACGCCATTTCCTCAGCATTTCGTAACCAAAGAGAAAAAGAGGGGGCACTTTGGCCCCCCTCTAGTTTTTTGTTTGTTCGGCCTCGTTTTCGATTGCTACCTTATCATCTGGCGTGAGCTCGTTTGGGTACATTTGATAGTACATTTTGGAACCCAAAGCACCACTTGCAATGATCGCTTGCATAAGTGGCGCTTGTAATGATAATAGGCTCATGTCTTTGGTTTCATCAGCAAGCAACTCGTCAAACAATTCATAATACTGTTGAGGGTTGCGTTTATGCTGTTTCATACCGATTGCATAGCCTGTGATAATGCTATTAATAGGCCAAATGCTCATTTGTAAGAGCTCCCCAATAGGTTGCCCTACAGCAGCCTCAAACTCCATGAGGCGCTGCATATTGAACATTAAATATTCGCCATTTTTAAAGAAATTACATTCTACTTTTTTCATAATTCAAAAACTCCCTATTTTAGCGCTAATTTAGGAATAGTATAGGTATATAAGGCTACCTATTAGCCACCAATGCCAGCAGGTGCAGCTTGTAATTCAGATAATGGGCCAACGCCATTTAAAGAGCCTTTATAAGTCGCTACGCCGTCATGCGGTGTTTGAATAGAGAGCTCTGTAACGCTTGCAATGCCTGTGAAAAATGTTTTATCTGGATATTCAAATTTAATGTGTACGTTGTCGCCGTCCAAGAATGCTTTTTCTAACAATTTAAGGCTTTCCTCTTTAGGCATAAGCAAAGTTTCAAGAGAAAAACTCCATTCTTTAAGGCCTGCAATAGTAGATTTCCAACCACCAGAGCCTTTATGGCTTGCGTCGATAGAGTCGGCTTTACGAGAGAGGTCGCCAGAACGTTGGCCGCCTAATAGCAACCATTTAGCGCCTGCTTTTTCATCTGTGCCAGTATTCAAATATAAAAGGTAGTTTTTACCAGCTGTTGGCATATCTACCGCCGCAGGTTTATATAATTTTGTTTCTACCATTAATAAATACCCCCTTTAGTATTTAGGTTTTCTTTTAAATCGTACATTTTAGCCTCAAATCGGTATTGTGTACCAATAAAGGGCCTCATGCTGTCGTGATCGTCTGTTTTATTTGTGCAGCGAATATCGATAATCTGATAGCCGCTGTCTTGTAATACGCAAAATTCCTCATTAAGTGCGCCGCAAGCCTCACGAAAAGCAATAATAACGCTCTCGACTTGACTCTCTAATGCGGCAATCTGCTCATAAGCCACATCGAACTCATGACTATCTGATTTAGTCCAGCATTCAATATAAAACTCTTGTTTGAGCATGTTATGCACGTTTTCATCGGCAGGCGTTGCCTCGCCTCGTCCTAGCATTACCATTCCGAGAGAGTCTACCCCAGCCGTTTGAGGCGCTAAAAAACCGAGCTTAATTTGTCCATTAAACTCGGCTTTCTCTAATGCGTATTTAATTTTATTCAATAATTCGAGCCACATATTAGCCACCTCGATATAAAGGTATATTTCTATAACCTGCATACTTAGTAGGCTGCCCTGTGAGCTGTTCCGCTGTGATTTGAGCCTCTAATACCGCTATTCTATCGTTGATATACTTTAGTTTCTTAGAGTAATAATCATCATCGGAACCATTACGGCTATATTGGCCAATCAGAGAGGCGGCTTTATTCATGCAGGTTTCTCGGTAACAGTACAATGTAACCAATTCATCTGCAATAAAAGAGCGGATAACATCGCCCTCTTGCACGCCTAACTTTTTAGCCAATACATACAGCCAACTTTCCGCTTTCTTTAAAGTGGTCTCCAGCACGTTGGGGCCTAGTAGCTCATCATCGAATACCATGTTTTGAAATTCGTATAACATTTATGTAACCCCTTACAGTTTAATGTGTAGCTCTGTGCGTTTAACGCCTAGCTCTACATTTCGAGCAATCTCGCCAAGCGATACATTGACAGCTTTTGAGAATATATCATGAACAGCCTCACGGCTATTGTCGAGAGCCTCATATAAAAATTGGTCTGGCTTAGTGCCTCTATGAAATACACGTTTAGCGAATACAAAGCCATTACCACCATTAGGAACCCAGCGGAGCACTTGTTTCCCTTTTGGAAATATCTCATGTGCTCGTATTCCCTCATGTACGAAAGGCCCATAAGGTGCTGCGTTATTGTCGATATATACCTCTGCCGTCTTATCGCCAATCATGCGCACGTCTATAGCTCTTTCAAGTTGGCCTGTTCGAGAGGTAAACCTGTGAGTGCGTTGTGCCTCTTCCTGCACCTCTCGAGCGCTGGCTCTAATTGCTTGCCTTAACCGCTTTTCAAATACCTCTCTAGCGTTCATGGTTATTCTTCGGCTGCTTTAGTCGCCTTTTTCTTAGGTTTAGCAGCAGCCGCCTCGCTGTCTTTGTCGATTGCAGGCTCTAATACAAAGCCCTCATCGAGCCATAGCTCGAGAGTATACTCATCATCTGTATAGCGAACCTCATTCAGTCGGATAAGTCTATATTTCCCCATGCGTTACCCCCTAATTATGCGCCAAAGTTAGCCCATACAGTAGCCAAGCGATTTTTTGGAACCCATACATCATGGAACTTTCTGTAATCAATGCCCCAAGCGTTCGCTTGTTGGTTAATTGTTGGGTCGAAAATGCGCATTGTATCTGTTTTAGATACTGCAATAGCTGCACGGCGAGACATAATGATCCAGTTGATAGCTTTCGCTGCTGTGTCAGCTTTAAAGCCGCCTTTTTCTTGGCCTGCAGTTTTGCCGTCATTGAATGTGTATTGAGATTTCATGCGAGCACTAGGAACAGCAATAATAGGAATGCCGTTATAAGTGCGAACACGAGTGCTATAAGCGCCATGTTCAAAGTTAGCTACATCAAGCATACCTTTAGCACCTGCTGCGCTATTCAATACAGATTGAACTCGAGTGCTCATTACGATTACCAAGTCGCCTGTTTCACCTACTAAGTCCTCGATTTCAACGATTTCCTTGTTTAATTGGTCGATGATGTTAGCTGCGCTTGGTGTGAAAGCGTCTGTTTTGCGGTTGCCTTGTTTAGCATAAGCAGCGATTTTAGAGTAGCGGTAAGCGTCAACCTCTGGGATAACTTGCTCTACTTGGAATGTAGACATAACATTTGTGCCTGTCGCCAAGAAATTGCTTTCATCTACTTCCATAGAGTCAAGATTGAATTTACGGCCACGGTCTTGCGTAAGTTTAAAATCTTCGTAAGTCAAAGATACAGCACCACGATTATAGCCGTTATCACGATCATAGTTAGCCAAGCCGTCAACGGAAAGAGTAGGAATTTTTACAGTATCGCCGCCGTTATATTTAACCTCGCCAGCATTTACTTCCATAAAGCCAGATGTAGCACCTACCAGCATTTGTTGGTCTAGTACTGTTTGGAAATTTTGAGCCATTGTTAAAGTGTTAATTGCCATTGATTATTACCTCATTTCGTAATCAAATAATTAGCCCTCGCTAGGTGGTTTCACACCTGCGATTTTGAACATTTCTGCTAGTTGACTATTGCCGTCATTCGCATTGCCTGCACCTGCACCGCTGCCGCCATTTTGCGTAGTTTTAACTGCGTAAGGCTTATCAGCAAGAAATGCTGTTGCACATTCCTCAATAGTGCCGATTGTGCCGTCTTCTTTTGTCCAGCCATATGAGCCGTCCTCTTGAACGGAAATCTGTCCAGCTATGAGCTTGCTGAATGTTTCGGCGTCTGTACAATTAGCTTTTGTTAGCGCTGCGATTGTTTGAGCGCTGATTTCGGAATTGGTACGCTTTTCAATCTCTGCTTGGCGAGCTGCCTCTGCTTGCTCGTACTTATCTGTAAGGCCTTTAATTTGTTTCTCTAAAGCCATGATTTCTGGGCTTTTTTCGCCTTTGTGAGCCTCGTATTCGTCAACCTTACCTTTTAACTCGTCTCGAGCCGTTGTTAAATCGGTAATCTGTTTCTCGAATTTGAGTCTGTCGGCTTTGGCTCCCTCGTTAATGCGAGAGATTTCGCTTTTAAAGCCCTCGATAAGTTCCTTACCACCCTCGAGATTTTCAAGTTTTGTGTACAATTCTGCTAAAGTCATGAGTCTTTCTCCCTTTCGTCATGAATTTCGCTATCTTTCGGCTCCCCTAATCAATAGCAATATAAAAGGCCCATGCATTCACTTGCATAGGCCTGTAGGTCTAAATTATGTATTTTTCTTTGGTTCTCTAGGCTCGAATGTTTCCCCATTCCAGCCCCTTGCGTAGTCTTTCCAGTTAGCTTTACCGCTTGTAACCTCTTTACTGCCGCTTATGCCGAGCAATTTCTCTCTATGATCACGAGAAATAGACTCTATATATTGCTTGCCGCCCTCGTCTGTATTGTCTTTTGCTTTGGTTATATCAACCTCAAAATCAAATACAGGCGATACTCTACACATACAATGCGGATGAGCTGGCAGCGTTGGGAATTTATCTTTCGGATAAACGCCTTTGCCTAAGCCGTATAAATCGGCATTAGCGTAAAAGTCGCATATATCATACCGAGGATGTCTACTTGATAGCACCCATTTGAGTGCGACTACATCCTCATCGTCTTTATAGCGCAGCATTTGGCCGTCGGCGTATGCTCTGGCTGTTTCTGTGCGAGCTATTCGCTCGGCGTTGTATCGTGCTTTTTCCTGCACCGCCACAGTAACAGCTCTCGATAGGTCTATAGCATTCCCCTCGTCTACTGCTTGTATTAGCTCTGAATAAGCAGCTCGCAAGCTCGGCGTTGTATTCTGCTGCACTTGCCGCTCTGTACGTCTAATTACACGCTTAAAGTGAGCAAGTTCCTCATCATTGAGTGATTGAGGCGGCTTTAAGGCTCTAAGCCGTTCTATATGCTTTGGTAGCTTATCAGTAGCGATAATACCACCCTTGCCATAGCCCTCGAATATCGAGCGAGCTATCTCACGAGTACTTTTGCCACGTTTCAGAGATTGCTTTATAACCTCTACGGCCTCTCGTTGCACTTTATGAGCGTTACGATGTAAGCGTTTAGATAGCTTTAAGCCGTCGCTCGCCCAAGCTGCTTGCATAGCCTCGCTAATTGATTGAGTAGTGTAATTAAAAGGCCTATGCCCTGCCACCGAGAGCGGTGTAAGTACACTATGATAGGCCTTATTGAAATTTTCCACCATATCAGCCGTGAGAGGGGCCTCTAGCATTTCCATAATAGGATAAGTCTTATAAGCGATTTGAACGGCCTTATCGGCTGAATATCCAAGCGTTACTAATTCATGTACCATTTTCTCGAATTGCTCGAGGATATTATCAAGCGTTTGGCTCGTCTGTTTCATCGTCTACGCCCTCATCGCTATAGGCTTTGTCCTGCGCCAGTTCATCGGCTGCTACCTGCGTCTCTTTAACGATCATATCTTTAGTTTCCTTTTCAAGGTTAGGCATGTAAGCGTCAATTACTTTCTTTAAGATTTCGCTGTCGAATGTATCAGATTTAAACTCTAAATCTTTCGCCTGTTGTGCCTGTGTGAGGCTCTCAGATACATCATTTACCTTGAAATCACGAGGATAGTCGCAAAGATACTCGATATTGTCGCCACTCCATAGCTTATATAGCTCGATAATGTCATATTCTGCATTCTCGCAACGTACTGCAAAGGCTGCTAGATTTTGATTAGTACGCTCGAAATCCCATTGTTTAGCCACGCCGCTCTTTGCTTGCTGTACACCGATAACACTATCAATGCCGCTCATGCGATACATTTCGTTGATGAGCTTATCAATTTGAGCCATAAGTACCTCGGCTGGGCCTTTATCTGGCGCAATAAAGCTCGGTGCCTTGCCTGCCTCTGCTGGATATGCGAGCAAGTTATCAGTGCCGATAGTTACATCTTGCAAGCCGTTGTTATCGACTGGCATAGTCAAGATAGAGAATGTCTGATTGTAAAGAATTTGAGAGAGTAGTGAGCATAGGTTATATACATGAGCATTCGTTTTCGCAATGCTCAAATACTCAGGCGGTGGCAAAATATCACGCTTGCGTGCTGCTCTACCGAACCATTGAACAATAGGAATGCGGCCGATGTTATGCTCGCCTTTCCCTACTACTTTATTGTCGCTATCGGTGATTTTCCACTCGGTTGGCGTCCATGTGTGATAGTGCGCCTTAATTGTGCCGTCGGCATTCTTTAAGTAGCTGGCATAAGTAAACAGTTTGAGCTTGCCGTTATCGTCGAACTCATAATTGACTACGTTTTTAGGCTCTACCGCTGTTAAGTACGGCATAGATCTATTGGCTAGTGTTTCGGCCAAAGAGCTGCCGAACTCGCTCACGTTATCCACTACGATATACATAACGCCATAGAGCTTGGCTGCTATAGCATTTTGCTCTATAAATTCCTGTAGTGTAGTACCCTGTCTATCTACATCATTGATAAACTCATCGAATAATACAGAGTTACTATATTCTCGCTTAATTTCATCTTTAAAAATAGGGTCTACGCTCGCATTGAGTATAGGCCCTGTATAGTTGAGATAGTATGCTATTTTGCGTCTAAAGTCGATTGATTGAGTACTTTCTCGAGTATGTGCTGTTACTGCTGCGCCACTTGCGAACATGCCGCTACCATAATAGGCGTCATGTAGTAGCTCGTACTCTTCCGCTCGAGGGTTGTTATATGTTATTGCCATGTTACCTCTTTTCTAATTGATGTTAATTCTACCGCTGCGAACCTGCGGCGCATTGATTTTCTCTGCTATGCCTGTGAGTGCGTCGGCTGCGTCATCGTGTGCATTCTTGCCCTCTCGTTGGTATCTCGTAATGTCAGCAGCCAACTGAGGCCACCTATCACGCCAATTTTTAGGCATATATATATGGTTCATAACCCATGTAGCATTGGACTGAATGCGTGCTATTTTGTTGCCGCTTTGATGAAACATATTAATCACACACTTATTTGAATTGTATTTTTGTTTGAGTATATTCTGCACGTTACGGCCAAACCCTCGGCCGCCGTTATTGCTTTCTATATCTGCCACATTTACGCCGTTACGATAAAACATATCGGCCACCTCTGGCTCTGTGGTTTCCATAGCGTCTTTGGTGTAGACTACATCAAGGATATACGCCTCACCCTCGTATACGCCGTATGTAAAGCTGGCCAGGTAGTCGCTGCCTGTATCAGCCGTATCTGTGTAATTCTTAATACATGAAAATAACACGTTACCTTTATCGTCTTTCGGCAACGTGTCATATGTAAGTATTTGACTGTACAAGCACCCTTTAAGGTCTATCGGTATTTGCTGATAGTTGGCGCTGGCAATATCCTCGCCCATAGCTCGAACCTTAGACAGGTAAGAGGCTTTAGATAGCACCTCTTCGCAAAGCATTGAGCCGTCATCTTGCAAGGCTTTCATGGTGATTACTTTCGCCTTGAATAACGTATCATCTTTGAAATGCTCTATTGCTCTACCTGCTAAGTCATCGCTCGCCCAGCGTGTCATGATAATAATAATCTTGCCGCCCTCTTCGAGCCGTGAAAGCATTGTGTTTGTAAACCATTCCCAATGCTTTTCTTTTACGCTCGCATTATAGGCCTCTTCGCTATTCTTTATAATATCGTCAATGATCATGAGCGAACAGCCAAAGCCTGTAGCTGTACCAGTTGGCGAGGTTGCAAGGTATGAGTTAGTATACCCCTCTAAGCTCCATAAATGAGCCTGTGCGTCGCCTACAGCAACGCTTACAGTAGGGAATACATCGCTAAATACAGTTATATCCTCGTCGGCCTTGCTCTCTTGTATAGCGTTTCTAACCGATTTACTAAACATTTTAGAGAGTGTTTCGTTATATGAGCCTGTCATAACTTTGGCCGCTGGGTTATTCCCGAATAACCATTGTACAAACAGCTGCGCAGTACGGCTCTTACCGTGCCGAGGCTATGGGGGCAGGTTCATAATAAGCACGTTATAATTATCATCCTTGATAAAGTTCTCTAGCTCGTCGCATAAATCAACTAAGTACTTACGGCTTTTCTTGTAAAAGTCGCCTGCCTTTTGATTGCAATAATAAAAGAACTCACGCCGAGCGAGTTCCCTTTTAGCCAGTTGAATGATTTTCTCTTTATTATCTCGAACCTGCACACCCTCACCCCCTTTTCATGACTGTATACAGATTGAGCTTATTCCTCACCGATGAGCTTTTTAATATCAGCCGTATCTATTCCCTCGAATGGGTTTTTCACCTCTACGGCTGCGTCTATATTCTTAGTATCTCGCCATTTAGCAGGCTGTCTGTTTTTAAGCCAGAATATTAATGATGTAGAGTTCGGCGCTACGTCTTTAGTAGTGCGTTTAACCTCTACTATTTCACTTTCGCCTGTTTCTGGGTTGTAGATACGCTCTTTTACTACCTCGTCAAACTTATAGCCCATAGCACTTTTAAGTAGTGCATTCTCTACAATTCTATCGACTACCTCTTTACCACTTTTTATGGCCTCAGTAAATTGAGGGTATTTCTTTTTCCAGTCATATAAAGTTGTAGTTGTAATGCCGATATTATGCGCTATCTGCTCATCTGTGAGGCCGTCTCTAGCCCAACCCTCTAATAGAATAAGATTGTCAGCCTCTAACCACTCTTTATATAAGCCTTTACGGCCTGCATTACTTTTTCTTTTTGGTTGCGCTTTTGTCGCCACGATCTCACCTCTTTTTATGTGTAAATACAAAAACACCTCGAACAGAGTGTCTCAATCTCTGCCGAGGTGTTTTTGCGATGTCAGTTGTCTATAAGAAAGGAGGATAAAATGAAACGTAAACTTAATAGTTCAAGCACCTTTTACCAATAAAATAATACCACACTCTAATAGTACTGAATATGACAGCTTTTTGACATTTTATAGAGCGTAAGCTCCAAATAAATAGATACTTAAATCATCTATCCCTTTATCTAGCCACCTATAGACATTTCGTTCTACTGTGTTATGCTTTTCTGCTATTTCTGCGATTGTTAAGTCGTTGATATACCTATCTATCACGCACTCGCAATAGTGTTTATTATTATTAATGCAGTTAGTTCGGTATACATCGAGCATTTTATCTATATGCTCAATAATAAGCTCTGTACGCCTCTTACTTGCGAGAATAGTTTCAATCTGTAGTAAGCCCCTGCGATTAAAAACCTCATACAATACTGTTTGTAAGTTGCTAGGTGTCAATGTATCCTCTGCCTTTGCAATAGCACTCTTACAGTGCGCTTTCATGGCCGTATATCCCTCGAGTAGCGTTGTAGTGTTTTTATAGGCTCTTTCGTTTTTCTTTGCGAGCATATCCTCGTTACGCCGATTAAATTCGGTTAAGGCTGTTTGTGCTGCTGTTTCTGCTGCAATCTTAACTATAGCCTCTACCTCTGACTCGGTAAAAGTACGCCCCTTACATTCCATTTAATCACCCCCAAATATAATGCACGCCAGCAGCTAACAATAAAAGCATGCCCAATGTAATTAGAATACTAAACACGATAGAGCTTATGAATATAACCCATGTTATATAGTTAAGGCGTTTCTCACGATCATCGCTATATTGCTTTTCCAATCTTTACCGCCTTTCCATTTACTACCTTGTAAATGATTTCATCATCAAAATATACGCCGTTTGGTATGCGATTATTTCTTATAAGCCATTGCCTAAAGAGTTTGTTAATGCCTAGCTCTAGCTCTTTAATTTCGCTCTCTGATACGTTTTTAAGCGTTTCGTAATCGTTTATATCGTTTCTTAAATCAATGGCTAAATCTTCGACTAATTCCATAGCAATTCCACCAGTAAAAGGCCACCATTGAGAGCATGGCACTAGATAAAATATATCCTTGCCGCACCTTTGAGCCTCTTTTATACCTGCCTCTATTGCTGCTTTGTAGCTGTGTATTTCGTCCTCTCGAGTCCATACATAATGGCCACTCTCGAGAGTTACGATATAAGTATTAGTTTTCATCGTCGCCACCTGCTAACCTTACTTTATCTGGTGTTATATATTCACTTGACATACTACTCCAACTTGTACGGCCACCACTGAAATAATACACATTTCCGTCCTTATACTCTTTAAAGTATCTACGCAATTCAACCGAGGGTAATTCGTTTACTATGATAGGCGTATCTATAGCCACCTTGTTCCAATCAAAAACACCCAGATACTTGCCAATATCGAGATAATTCGGCTCATTGAAATCTGGTAAAAGCCCATGTAAAGTGATAACGGTTGTTATATCGTTAATTACCTCACCTTTAGCGCTAATTCTAGGCGTTTCTTTTACGCCTACATATCCACCATAAAACGGCGAGTATGCTATGTATTTAATTCCGTTATCATATAGCTTTTGTAATAGCCATTTACGGCCCTCTTTATCGTTCATACTATTCCCTCACTACTACTTTTAACCGCTTACCAAGTGTAAAGCTGTTTCCATTTACTTTTATCTTGCTATCCAATAATCTAAGGTCGATTACATCCATAACCTCTAGAACCTTATAACCTAAGCTATCTTTAACCTTAATGAACACTCTATAAGGCTTATTCTTAGCAATTTTTCGAGCATAATTTAAAGCTACATCGAGCTCTTTGTTAGTGATCCAATCGGCACACTTTAAAATCAAGCTAACCCCTTTCGGATATTGATGTATCTCAAACTCATCAAAGCCGTGTTTCTCTAACTCTCCCATGCTACATAGCATTATTTTTCACCTCTTTTTTTGAGCATTTTGCAAAACTCGCTTTTTACATATGCTCTTATATCCTCAACGTACACATGTAAAGTGTTTTGTTGTAAAATTTCAGCGTCTACAATGCTATTCAAATTAAAATTTACATAACAATTTTTATAACGCCAAATGTACCCATATAATTTTGTTTTTGATAAAAAGGCCTCTTTTTGCTCGATATAAGGAATGATTATATCGTTATCAATAACAATAGTTAGAGCTGCTTGTAATTTTTCTAATTCTATTCTGTTTTCAAATCTATTCATAAGCGCCTACTTTCTCATATCTGCGATCACGAATGACGCCAAAGATACTATAAACGTACCGAGAAATGCTGCGAGCACTCTCAATACATCGCCACCAGTTACGCCGAATAGTCCAACCAACCAAAGTACTAAGGCAATCGAGAGCGCAACGCTCTCAATTTTCATAATAAAAATAGATACTACAAATACAGATTTCAAAAGTGCTTTCATATTATTTACCTGCTTTCAATTCCTCAACCTCTTTGACTAATTGATTTACAAGCGCCTCGAGCTGTGCAATTTTGCCTTTATGGTTAGTTTCGTACTCGCTGCCTTTACCAAGTCTGAAAGATACGCCAGCGTTTACCATTTTAGCGGCGCCGAATGTGCCTGCTACGCTAAATAATACATGCTCATTAGGTGCGTAGAATGCGCCGAGAGCTGCTGCATTAGCATTCTTATAATGGCCGTAGCCTGCAGCAAAGCTCAATTTGTCATCTGCGTTATACCCTACATAGTGTAAAGCGCTGAGTGCTGCATTAGCTGCGCCAGTTTTAGCTACCTCGCCCATAACATTTGAAATTTTATTGTTGAAATTCTGCTCGAGTGCTGCGTTACTGTCTTTTAACCCTGCAATATCTTTAGTATTGATATTCGCTTGATTTTGAACGTTTTGCACATCATTTTTAAGTGCTTTATTATCGCTTTCAAGCGCTACAATATGGCCCTCATGATTAGCCAATACTTTGCCTTGATTATTGACTACTGCGCCCAAGTTAGTAATGGCGTTACTGTTTTTAGTGATCGTTGCTGTATTATCTGCAATAGCTTTGGTATTGCCTGCAATTTTTTGAGCGTTATTAGAGATATTTTGAGCGTTATTGGTAATTGCTAGGCCGTTGCTGTTAATCTCATCAATAGCAGCGAATAACTGGCTGCCATTCACAGCGTCGAGGCTATCGGCCTCAATTCTGCCAGCTGCCACATTTTGCAACTGGCGAGAGTAATTATCTAAATGGCTGTATGTTTCGCTTTTCTTACTGCCAAAAGATACGGAAGAATTAGGCGCCTCACCTGCGAAAACGTGAGTAACGCCATTAATCTGCATTTGTCCAAAGCCTACAGGCTCATACGTTTGGCTGTTTGTGCCAATAGCTACACTATTTTGAATAGGTGCGCTTGCATTATTGCCGATTGTTACGGCGTCCATACCTCTCGTCATGGTATGCGTGCCAATCGCAATGGCGCCTTGATTATCTACTACAGAATTGGCGCCGATCATAACTTGCTCTTTATGAGCACCTACATAATTGTTGTACCCAATTACAGTAGTTTCTCCAGCTGCTACAGTACCATTACCGCCGCCGATAACAGTAGTATCATCTGCATTCACAGTATTATCTCGGCCGAATACCACCACATTGGAACCATTAGCGCTGGAATTAGCACCAGCTACAATAGAATTATAGCCATTAGCCACAGGCGCCAACGTGTTTGGCTCTACTTGCCCTACTGCGATATTACCTGCTGCGAATGCGTTGCCTGCTACTGTTGCGAAAATTGCTGCTGTTAAAATTGTTTTATTCATTGTGTTTTCTCCTTGTTATTTAATCTTGTTAATTCAATACCTGCATTTAAAAGGCGTTTTCTAACTACTGTGAAAGACATATCACAGGCTGCTGCAATTTGTCTTATTGTCAAACCCTCACGCCTCATATTTATTAGAATTTCAATATCTACGTTATAGCGGTTTTTCTTTCTAGGCTTAATCTGTAAACCTAATACTTTTAATGCCTCATCTGGGCTTTTACGGCCATATATACAAGCACCAAGAGCGAACCAGTTGCCAGCGTATGCCAGTTTCATAGATTTCCCTCTACTGCCATACACGCACAGGCCTATTAGTTCTGCGGCGAATGCGGTTATTGCTATCTTTTACATAGCCAATCACATCGCCTTTATGTTCCCTAGCCTCACGATATGCTACTAATATTTGAGTGTATTCTGTGTACGGCTTGCATTTACTATGGCAGCCTACATACCGCTCTGTGCAGTTTTTACATGGTGATTTTGACATAATACACACTCCCTATAACTGCTCAATTCTATCTAGTAATTCGTATACCTCATGACTTGTTAAGTAGCCGATTACATCATCAGTGATCGGTGTATCATAACAAAGCTCATCATGTTTTAATACGGCCAACTCGTAAGGCTGTGCCTCGTTGCAGTAAGCAATGCCACCAGTAATTACTGACGCCCCATATCCGTTATCAAATTTGAATTTCCATTGTTCGCAGTCAATGTGTTTGTTATGTACATATAGCCCATTGCGCACTCGAAAATCTTTGTATTCTTTCATTGTTTAACCCCTTTATTTCCCAGTACTCCCAAAACCGCCAACCCCTCGGCTGGTTTCGCTTAGTTCCTCTACCTCTTGAATTTGAACGCTAGGCACAGGCACGATCACGCCTTGCACTAACCGCTCGCCTGCCCCTGCGTAAGCCCATAAATAACTTGTATTTTGTAGCAACGCACACACCTCGCCTCTGTAGTCGCTATCAATTACGCCTACACTATTCGGCATTCTGAGCGGTGTTTTCCATGTACTGCTGCGTGGAATGAGCAGCATTACATAGCCCTTTGGAATTTCCACAGCCACGCCGAGCGGCACTTTCTTAGAGCACTTTGGCCAAAATCGCACTGGCTGCGGTAGGTAAAAGTCCATACCAGCAGCGCCCTGCGTGCTTTGTTTCGGTAGTTCTACGTTTTTACTTAGTTTCTTGATTTTTATATCTAGCATTCTCAGCTCTCCTCTTGCTCATTTTCTCGTTTCTATGAATAGCACCTAATTTACAGCCACATGATCTACTGCATGTGGTGCGTGTTTTCTGATATTTACCTTTCTCGAACACCTTGCCACATATAACACATACGGCGTGTGTCTTTTGTTGCTGTTTAAGCGCTTTATAATAGGCTCTAGGCGTTGCTGCGCAATCGTCCATAGTTTCCTCGTTCCATATATCGAGGTGTGCTAGGAATTGCGGTATTTTATTTTTAAAGCGTTCGCTCAGTCTGTTATTGCAATATTCGCTCATGATGTACCTCGTTAATTCCTTGAATTTCCTCGATGATAGCCTCTTTTGCCTCATCGAATAACTCTGTATCGTTACCAGCGACAATATGCAGCGCTTGCTCTACTACATCGCAGGCAAAGGATAAAAGCTCTACTGTGTTACATTCCTCTGCTGTGAGTTGAAAGTGCTTGCCGTCATATGTGGCTTTGATGTTTCTGTTCATAAGCACCTCGCTAGTCTTGAATTACTAATTTTTCGATTTCAAGGTCGATACAGTCAACGTATACATCAAGAGCGCCGTCTACCTTGCCGCAGTCAATCGTGATTTGATCATTGATAGTTTTTAGTACTTGCTCTTTTAGCTCCTCAGCGTGAGCCTCGCTATTAGCATTAAGCCAAATATCAAGGCCGATAGTACCTATTAGCTGCAATCTGTATTCTTTCTCATTCATGGTGTGTGATGTCCTTTCTTAATGAGTTTTCTGTATTCCTTGTATGATATTGAGGTAGGGGCTTTAGGTTTAGCCTTAGCCCCTGCCGTGGCACCTCTTGGGCTTTTTGCTCGTTTCGTGGTGTCGCACTTACGAGCTTTTGCTTTTACATATTCATCGCATAATACGCTGTTCTCGGCAATTTGATGTATTATAATCTCGACTCTAGGATTATTTTTATCGAGCCCAGCGATCATAGAGCCGTCATAATTGACGATGTATTTATCATCATCAATCACGCCAGCCGCTTGCAATATGTCAGAGGTTGCTTGTAATAGGCCAACCAAATCCGGCCAATGCGCTCGATTTTGTAAAAAATAGCGGCACATAACCGATATTGGGCCATGAACAGCCTGCACTCGAGCCAGCTGTATGAGAGCAACTCGCTCATACGCTTTGTATGCTTTTGACGGTAATAATACATGCCTATTGTTTATAAGTGCTATCCTGCTGCTGTTCTTTTTCGTTCTTGGTTGGCCCATAATTACAAGTTCCACGATTTCACCTCTATATCTTTTAATTTATTTTCTAATTTTATGTACTAAATTTCGTTATTTTGCCCCCTATAGCTATTCGCTCGATAATTCTATCGTGAGAATTTTAAACTCGCCTTATAGGGCGTTTAAATGAATTTTCATTATCTATGAGAGGCGCCCATGAAAATGGCCTCTTGATATTCACCTCTCAACCTGTCATATATGCGCTGGCTGTAATGGTCTTTAGTCCAGCCCTCGCTATAGTTAGTGGTGAGGATAATCGGCCTCATTCTGTTGTAGCGGTCTATGACAATGCTCTCAACCTTTGCGGCTACCCATTCCGATTTTGAATATTCAGCCCCAAAATCATCGAGCAGTAAGAGCGGTATATTCCGCAGCTTTTGCTCGTAGCTCATGAACGCCACGCTATCGCCTTTGGATAACGTAAGCATGTTATCCAAAAGGTTTGGCATAGAGAGCATTAAGCACCCTTTGCCAATTGCTAGAGCCTCTTTTAATAAGCACACGCCGAGAGAGGTTTTCCCTGTGCCAGCTGGGCCCCTTAATATGAGGCCCTTGCCTGTGCTTAAATTCTGCTCTATGTTCTTCCTGTATTCATTTACTATGCGATAGGCATCGGCGTTTTCCTTTGGAAATTTTCCATGCTGCTTTAAATATTCAAAGCTCATATCGTAGTAGCGTTTAGGAATACCAGCCACGCTATAAGTCTGATTTTTATCTTTTTGGATAATGACAGGCTTATCATAGATAGGCTTGATAAATTCATAATCAGCTTTGGCCGTGCACCCTGTCATGTTCCGCTTGCCAATCGACTGCCTCATCTTTTCGATTGCTGCCGTTACGTCTATTTGTTTCATTTTCTAACCTTTGATTTTTCAATATCCCCTCTACATATTTAATGCTCGATTTACCACGCTCATGAGCGATGTTCACAGCCTCGCTTGTTTCTAGCAAGCCATATTCGCTCACTAGGTCATCAAGAGCGGTTTTTATGTAAGGTGAGAAAGGCCCATAGTATTTGGCCCAGAGATCATAGATATCTATATTCAAGAAAAGAGAGTGAGTTTCTTCCTCTTTCTCTTTTTCTCTAGTTGTAGATATAGTTATATCTCTATCTCTTTCTCTGTGTTCTATCTCTTTCTCTATCTCTTTCTCTATCTCTTTCTCTATCTCTTTCTCTCCGTTACAAAAATGTTTCACTTGCGTTACATCGGTGTTACATTGTAACGCTTTTTTCTTATCTCGGTGCCTGCGAACCCTTGCAGCGACTGCGGTTTCGCACCCTGTACTATTTTTCGTGTCTGGCAAGTAATATTCATCTTCGGAACGCATTTCGAGCAAGCCACTATTTAAGAGATAAGTAACAGTAATTTGTACATTTTCCTCGCTTTCATCGAGATCAAGAGCCAGCTCAGAGCAAAAATTTTCTTCTAGGCCGTCAAAGTAGAGTTTTCCCTCACTCATAATTGAGCGTAAGAGCATTTTTAAATAAATAATTGTGTAAGTGTCGCCGCCTGCGATTTTTCTCAATCGCTTAATTTCTTTACGTTGGAAGAAATCTTTATGCAGCTTTAACCAAAAATATCGTTTAGGCTCTGCCATATATCCCCCTTTCTATTTCGTTGGTGCGAATGTAATCACGTTTCTATCGCCTGTATGTCTGTACAAGCCAATTTGTAAGCCATAGTCTAAAATGCTTTTTACTGTGTTAGCCTGTACGCCTGTTACCTTTTCAGCTCGTACCATGAAAGTAGGCGTATAAGGAATATTAGCCAGCTTTAATGCTGCGATATGATCTCTTACTTTCACCCAATCAGCACCAAACTGAGCGAGCATTTTATCGTTATTCATGGCCGACTACCTCACCTGTGTTAGCGTCGATAATCTCGCCAGCTACGTTGTAGGTATCGCCGCCATGTTCCTCTGCTGCAGGTTCCTCATATTCTGCGTCGATAGTTTCGCCGTCAAAATCGACGTCAAAATCGCCGTCTTTATTCATACTGATTACGCTGCCGTCATTACTTAATGCTTGGCTCATTTGAATACTTTCAATACTCAAAGGGCCGTATTTAGATAACAAGCGTTTTAACACAGTCTTTTCTGCCATTGTGTTAAAATCGGTTAAACCCCATTTATCAGTGCCGCCTTTATAGTTTTTACTGTATTTCTTGGCATGCGCTTGCATTTCATCAAGCGTCATGAATAGCATTTTTTCAAAGCCATTAGTTAAGCGGAAATAAGCAAGATAACCGATAACTTTATCGCCTGTGCGCTCGCCGAATTTGAATTTATCCAATAACCTATTTTCATATTCAAGCTCGCCCTCATATACTGTTTTGGCCCCAATATCTACATACTGGCCGCTGCGTTGGGCTAGTTGGATATACCCTTTATAACCGAGCTGGAATTGCGCCTCGCTGCCATAAGGCACAATATACGCAAAGCCTAAGCTCTGATTTATTGGCAGGTCTAACATAGCTGCCTGCGCTGCTGCGCCAATTACTGTCGCAGGGTTAGCCTTTGCCAAGTATTTATTATTGTTAGTTACTGCGATAATGCTGCTCATAAAGCCAGCGGCCTTTTTGCCGAGCATTTCATTAAATTTGTTTTTATAAGCAGGCATATCGAGCATGCCTTTCAATGTTTTAGCCTCTTTTTGAGCTACGATGTTATTTTTTTTGAGTTCAATTCCTGCTGTAGTCGCCATTGTTATTTGTCCTCGCTTTCTGGGAATGCGTCACCTTTAACGCCTGCTACATAAGCACGCAATGAGGTGATTTGTGCTTTTAAATTTGTGATTTCGTCTTTCTGATTTTCAACTTTGTAACCTCTATATCTGAGGTCGTCTTCTAGTTTTTTGTTAAGTTCCTTTAATTGGGCTATTTCTGCAAGTAACTGCTTTCTCTTTGGCTTAGTTTCTACTGTTTCGAGTTCTTTATTTTCTGTGTTTTCCATTAGTACACCCCCTATAACTATTTCTTTTTTTTCAAAGTCAATAAAAATGCTATTAGCCTTACTGCTTGCCGTCTCTGTGTTTTCGATATGTACATCAAAATCATAAGGAACAGCCTCTATAATTTTTCTTAAATCATGTGTTTTCATCATTTCACCTCAAAGCGTCGGCTCGGTTCGCCTTGTTTAATGTAATTTGTATACATTTCTGGGTGATCGCTCTTAAATCTCTTACTATCAAAAGTCTCTCGAGGCTTGATTGATTTCCAGCTTACATAATGCTCACCGCATGAGCCTTTTTCGTTTTCGCCTAGAGCGTCTTTCAAGAGGTTTTCAATGCCTCGCTTTTTACTTTCTAGCTCTGCGAGCTGCTCTTTTAACTCGAGATAATCAACAATGACATTGTTATATTGAGCTGATAGCTCTATAGCTTTGCCGTTACTGTTTTTATAGAGTTTTTTGAGTGCCTCGCTGCAAGCCTTACTATCGTCTGGCGCTGGCATAGTCTTGGTTTCGACTAACCGCCAAAATTCAGCCCCAGTATCAATAATTGCTTGAATGATTTCATCATTACGCTTAATTTCTTTGTAGTAGAATGTGTTACCACCTACAAGGCAAGCTATCCACCAGCTCGCCTTACCAGTAACAGCCATATAATGCTGGCACTGGATATAATAGGCGTCCGGAACATTATCGCCTTGCCACTCCTCAGCCTTGAATGCGTTCGCTGTCTTACATTCAAGACCAGCGTCAAGGCCGACGATTTCCCTATCAATATTGGCGAGCAAGTAAGGGTACTGCTCACTCTGTAATGTGAAATTGTTATTACGCACTTTATAGCCTGTGCGCTTTGCGAACTCTTGGGCTACAATGTCCTCGAGGATAGTGCCCCAATACATTGGTTCGCTTTCCTTTTCCTCTACTGTGTCGCTGGTTTTATCGAGCCACACATCGAGAGGGCTGCGCCATTGGTTGACGCCTAGCACGGCGCTCATGTCAGAACCGCCAAGCCCTAACTTGCGAACCTTTAGCCATTCCTCTCGAGTGGCGTTTTTGCTGTCAAAGATTTTTTTGTACATTGTGTGATGTTTCCTTTCTTTTCATAGCTAAATACGTTATAATATTGTTGTGTGATGTTCCTTTTCTTAATCGATTGGAACTTTGAACAGTCAGCTTTTAGTTGACTGTTCTTTTTTTATGCCATAAGCCAGATCATTAGGCCGAGGCAGTAAATAGTGAATATCATTGATGTAGTCATACATAATGCTGCTAGTACCTCGATTACCATTTAATAAGAGCCTCACCTGTACACCACCAATAGGAAACAGCGAATAAGAATGCGAATGTTAAAGCTGTAAATAATGCCATTTGTAATTGAGTAGGCTCATCGCTTTTGCCTAGCCGTCTAGCTTTCATCGGTTTTCTGTGTCTTGCTTTTAATTGCTGCGTCATTACCATTTCTTTTCCTCTCTTTCCATTCCTCAAACGCTGCTAGGTTTTCAGCGTTGTTATAAAATTCGTGTATCGAGTCTATAAGTAACTGCATATCATTTACCTATAAAGCGATTAATAAAATACTGTTGCCCTTTGCCTGTTACTTTAGGTGTCTTGTTGAGGCTTACTCTGCCGTCTGAATGAGTTATAGCTGTTTCTTTAATTCTAAAAAGCCCCATTTCCATAGCTCTTTGAGTTGGCATATTGTAAGAGTTGCCTTTTCGTGAAATCAGATAGCCCTCATTCCGTAGCTGCTCAAACAGTCTATTTTGCCCTACTGCATAGCCGTTCTGGTTTAGCAATTTGGCGAGGTCGCCTACTAAAATATCTGTGTCGCTAGTGCTTACTGCGTCTGCAAAAAGCACTTTCGGCCGCTGTGCCTCAACTAAGGCTCTAGTCCTGTTATGCTGCTCTACCTCATCTGCATAAGCTCGTAAGGCCTCTGGCAAAGTTTGAGGAATATTTAGCGAGTAGCTGCCTGTTCTGCGTAGTGCAGGTAGTACATCGGCAGTTATCCAGCGTTTAAATCTTTTTGCACTCTCTAGCTTGCTGGATAATACCAAGCTATAAAGGCCGCTTTCATTAATTAGCGTTGCGCCACGTTGGCCAAAACTCGGCGACGTTTTGTCGTTGAGTTTTTTGTCCTCATCGTCAACGTGCATTGATACAGCCTTATTGGTATCTACATAACCGAGAGCGTCGGCTACGTCTTTGCCTACAAAATAAATATCATTATTTATTTTTGCAGTTCTTATAGATCCGAACTCT